TTATCTAAAAGTTTTGTAAAGGTTTTCTGCAGTGAGTAAATAAATCATTTCTCCTAGTTGTGTCATCCGATGCGATGGAATTAATCTCCTAAATCTTCGCCTTTCTAATGGGTCTTCTTTTGAAATTAACCTTTTTATTAAAATAGCAAAACTAGCCCATTTTCCATTAATTTTTTCTGGAATTTCAAAATCCGTCATCAATAGTCCATCAAGAGCAAGGGCGCTAGTATTTTTTGAAAGTATTTTTATGAATTCGGTATCCATTACATTTATTTCATCCTGCACTTTTCGATAATCAGTATTTTTAAAAAGTTCATAAATATAATTATAAAATTCTACAAAAACTTCTTTATCACCCGCCATCTCTTTAAGTTTTTGATCGCGCGGGTTCTTAATACCTATTTTTTCTTTTTGAAAACGACGAACCTCTTTCATTATTTCAGCATAACTTTTATTTGAGTTCAGTAATTTATATAGATTTTCCTTTTCTTTCCCACTAAATCGATATTTTGGATTATCTATAAACGGCATCGCCTTATAAAACAAACCAAATTTTTGTAAATTAGGGAGATACTTTTTTATATCAGATTTTTTTGAAAAAATATTGCGAACACGATAACTGCGACTGAGAAAATCACGCGTAATATAGCTTTTTTGAACTACATTTATTTTGCTTTCTGACTTTCCATATATTTGGCGGTATAGAGTATAGGGAGCCACCTTTGTTTCTTCGATATATTGTTTTAAAAAATCGCCAATAAACCACAGTATTTCAACCGCTTCCGTCCCGATGATATCATTCTTATTCTGTCTATATTTATTATAGTACGGAATAATATTATTTATAAGCTCTTTAATTGTCATATTATTTTAACTCCGACAAATTTTTACCTCTAAAATCTTGTAACATTTTTTCAAATTGATAAATAAAATCCACAAAACTTTCAAACATAGCCTTATTATATTCTGGCTGCCCATCTTGCATCTTATTAAAGAAGAGGTCTTTGTAGTGGACAGTAATTTCGCTCGCCAAATAAGAAATAAGGCGTTCTGTTATTTTTGTTTCTCCTTGATGAGAATGACTAACTCTAGATTGAAAAGCTTCATGATTCTTATAAATAATAATACAACTTCCATCCCATATTGATCTGTAAGCTTTGCCAGTTGTGCCATCGACTTGTGGGTCTTCCTCTGAAATTTTAATATTAAATCCACTTCTTTTTTTAGGCTCTCCAGCAAATTCGCTTTCATCTTTATTTTTTTCATTTTTAGGATTTTCACCGCCGTCATTGTCACTTGGTAATTTTCCTTCATCTTCCGACAAACCGGTATTATCTTCTGTATCATTAATATCATCACTTGGATTTTCAATCTCATCGCCATCGCCGCGGTCTTTGTCTCCAAATTCATCACCGGTTGTCATACCAAAAGCACCCCCGGCAAGTCCAGTTTTCCCGCCTGGTAAATACTCTGTTCGATAATTCATTGCATCTATTCTGGCCAGTTTTGAAAGCGCCTTATTAAGCACGTCCTCTAATTGCTGATAGTGTCGCTCTTCCGTTTCCATATTCACTTTTTTCACATGCTCTAGAATAAGGTCTTCAAGATCAAACAAGGTTTGAAAAACCATTCGAGAATCTTTATCATTTTTAAAGTCAGTTCGCGCAATAGTTGGACCAAGGAGAGAGTTTAAATCAATATAACCAGTAACATTAGGGTGACCCCAAATATCACTCTTATGCGTTGATTTAAAAGATTTAACATCTTTAATTTCACAAATTCTACGTCCTTTTGAAATGAACACCGGCGGTTTATTAGTGGTGATACCTTTAGTCATCTTCAAAAAAATATGAATTGGGTTTTCAATTTTTTGTGTTTCAAATAAATCACCTTGTTTTTTGTTTATATGAAGATCAGTTAAATAATCTTCATAGACCTCACCGGCAAGAGTTTCATAATCAAAAGGCGAACAAACATATTCCTTCCTATTGGAATCTATTAGTTTAACTATAAGATTTTTCCTATTTAATATAAGTTCGAAATGCTTCTCAATTTCGTCCTTTAACACCAGCACATCAATAACCTTCCACATTTCTTTATCAAATTCTGATAAAACTATTTTAGTCCCAGAATTGCAATCAAAACTGGAAAGAACTTTTGGATCAGGTAGACTAATATCTTCTTGCCTTGGTTTATCAAATTCTTTCCGTGAGATAGGTAAAAAAATAGCATTTTCATTCTCTAATTTTGAGGTCACTTCAAGTTTTTCACATGCTGCCATAAAAGAATAAATTCCATAACCGAATTGACCGTTTGTCCAGGCCTGCTCTTTTTTATCTGAATTTCCAATATGGCTAACAATTTTTGTAAAATTGGTTATACCATAACAATTATCTGAAATACTTACTTTACCACCCTTCGCAGTTTTTTCCTCAATTTTTAAAATTATTTCAATTGGCCGCGAATAACTGTTGAGCGTTTTATCAAAATAATGCTGGTCAGCACTGTCTATTGAATTATCAATATATTCCATGAATATTCTGTTTGTATCATTATACAAACTCGCAATAGAATTCAATATTTTTGGAGAAATGTGAACCTTGGTAGCCATATTATTATTAATTAAAGTTTAAATTCCTTATTTCTTTTAGGGAAATGAAATTTTGCCTTTGTTTCTTTAATAGAGTGATCAATTTCAGTAAATATTTTCATAATTTCATCTTCTGAATAATCATAAGCACTGCGATTACCACAATTACCAAGAACCTTAAGTCTCTTCAAAACTTCATTGGTTCTGTAGACTGCCAATTTTTTGAATCTTTCTCTTTTATTGTCTCCTATTTTTATAGACATATTTTTGAATATAGTTTATATTTGTAAGGATATATCATATTTATTTTTTAGTCAACACTATTACTTTTTTATAAAAAATAGATTAATGATTTTATATAAAATAATTGTCCACTTCCTAACCATCTTTATTTAAACTATAATAAGCATAATATGAACATAACTTTTCCCTAAATACATGAATTCTTGATAAATTTACATAAAAAAGTAAATATTCCCTGCCCATAAAGCAGGAATATTTTGTAAAAAGAACTATATGAAAGCCTATTACTCCACACTCAAAGAAAAAATGCTGGAATTAACTAGGCTTTTTTCTATAGAAACCAATATTTTTAATCGTTTTGTTATTATTTATAAATATATTACTCTGATTGATAAGGACCCGATAACTAAAGGGGTCTTGCAAAAGATATTTGATAATACGGCTAATGTGATGGGCGAGGCCGGGCAAGAGCTAAATGAGGATAAATTCCTGAATGTAAAAAGTGAAGTAATTCATACTAATGAATTTTGGGTATATTATTCTAACCTTAAAATAATATACAGTAGAATGAAAAAAATTAAGGAATGCAAAATTTGCGAAAAGAAGGAATATGACGATTTATGTCGACTGTTTTCTAAGCCATACTCTAAAGATTCACTAAAACTTTCTTTTAAAGTAGTGAATAGCAGTATTTTTGAACAATTAGATCAAACTTATTTTTTAACTGAAGAAGATGAGGAAGATAAAAAGACTTGGTTTGATGAAAAAAGAAGTACTTTGTGGGTAAAGGGAGAAAAAATAGTTATTGGAAAACAAGACAAAATTGGTAATGCCCATAAATTGCTTAGATATATTTTTATTAGCAACAAAGATAATCTTAAAGATGATTTCTTTTATTCTGAAATGGCCGAAGATGAATTTGAAGACTTTGATGAATACAAAGAAAATCATAATCGTTGGCGGAGATACCACGCTATCTGCTGTGAAGTTAACAAAAAAATTGAAGACGTTATGAAGATAAAAGACTTCTTAAAATATAATACCGGTAGAAAAGGAAAGTTTATTGTAAACAAAAAATACCTTTAAAGTTAAGATAAAATATTAGCAAAAAGGCCTGTAAAACAGGTCTTTTTTTGTTGTTAAGAAAAATGATACCTTAACTTTTCTAAACCCTCTTTCTTTATGATTAGGACATAAACTGCCAAGTAAAGGTCGAGGCAATAATAATAAATAAAACAAGATAAAAAATATGTTTATTTTAAGAGGAATAATAAAAGATGACAAAAACGAAACCTTTGTTCGTAAGGATGGAAACACTGGTGTGAAACGTTCGTTATTTATCGAACCAACTGGAAGCATTTATCCAGTCACCGTGAACGTCCCGATGGATAAAGATTACGGTCAAATCGGAAACCAAATAGAAATCGAGGTTAACGTCTTCCCTTTCTGCTTTGTAAATAAGCAAAGGCAGAGGGCGTATCTATCGATCTATGTTCCCGATAACGAAGATAACAAAAAATAAAAGTCGGGGCGGCTAGGATCATCTTTAAACCTGTAAGTCCGCTCAACTTTTCTTAAAAAATTACTTATGCCTTTCAACGAAATCATTTTAAATTATCAAGTTTTAGATTCTTTAAATAATATTGTAAATCTTCAAGCCACTTTCATACTGCCTTTAGCCGGACTATTTTTGTTCGTTAAAGTTGTTCTTGGTTTGTGGATTATGATTTCAGTCGCAAAACTATGGAAATAAACGGCATACAATTTGTTCAAATTTATACTCCTTTTATTATTCTGGTTTTGTTGTTGTGGGGCTTAAATAAAATAAAAAATATCTTTAAATAATATGACGGAATTCGAAGCAGTTAATAATTTGTTTACTTGGTGTTTATACGCCGGTCTAATGGGTTTGCTTTTAGTCCCGTTTTTTATTAATCGGAAGTAATTCCAACTAGAAAGGGGGTGATAAAAAAATATGATGAAATTTATGAAAAAAATCGGTGCGTTTGCTTTAATGGTTGCCGGTGTAGTTGGTTTAACGACTCAACACGCCAGTGCTGCGGCTGACCCTCAGTTGACTGAATCTTTAGCAAGCACCACCGCTCTTTTGAAAGACAATGCTTTTGCATTCATTCCTTACATTTTAGGTATCTTCGGTGCTGTTATCGTTCTTACTCTTATTATCAAAGGAATCATGTGGGGTATTAAGAAAATCAAAGGCACGATTAAATAGTTTCTGCCCTCCCGGTCTTTATAGATCGGGAGGGCAAAACTTTCTCAGTTTATGTTTACTTATATTTTATTAATGGTTGTAATTCTTATTCTTTGCCACTTGGATTATCAATTTTACAAAACCTATACTGAGCCACGACTATATCACGATAAGCTAAAAATGGATGAACTCTATAAAAACTGGCAAGAAATAACAAAACAAAAAAATGAAAATTAACTTAAATAAAATATGCTTTACTTTATCATTGGCTTTATTGTTGGCCGTTTTTTCTTTAGGCCTAAACGTAAATAAAGCCTCGGCTCTTAGTTCGTCAATAATTGAATATTGGAATTTTACGGGTTCGTCTAATTTAGGCGGAGTCTCCACTGATGATGTAATGACATTATCTAACGGCTACACGGGCGGTAAATACGGCACGGGCGTTGACCTTAATTATTATAATAGTGCCGCCATTAGCGGTGATATGAGCCACTCGGCTTCGGCCACTTTAACTGATGGTTTTACCGCTTGTTTTTGGTCGAGAGCCTCGCAAGGAAATGATAACCGAATGGAAGTTAACTTTGGAACTTTTGGCGGTAGTTTTACAGTCGGTCCTAATAATTTCAGTATTAATTCGCCAACCGGTAATTCAACGCAAACTTATAACGCCTGGAATTCAGCAGGCATTAACGATGGTAGTTGGAATCAACTTTGTTATGTAGCTTCTTTAACGGAAACTAAATTTTATTATAACGGTGTTGGCGTTTATTCGGCCACTGATATTGGCACACCAGATTTTAATGTTGCCGCTTCATCAATCAATATTCGGGCCGGTAATTGGACGGATAATGTTGATGATGTAGTGGTTTTTAATAAGCCACTGACCACTTCGCAAATTCAAGATGTTTACGCTAATGAAATGATTTCAAGTTATGTTCTGCCTGACCCCTTACCCGTTTGCACTGGTTATACTTATAACAATTTAGGACCTTGCAAAATGGACGGCACCCGCACTCGTGATGTGGCCAGTTCTATTCCTGAAACTTGTGCCGATGGCCTTAGTCCGGTGCTTCACGAATCTTGCACTTATAATCCTCCTTCAACTGGATTTGCGATTGGTGATAGACCGGTAACAAATGGTTACGTAAGCATTCCCGTTCATACGGCTAATAGTATCTTGCTTTGTGAAGCTCTCTGTTATTACGGTTGCGGAGCCGACCAAATGAAATTGGATGATGTGCCAATGACTCAACTTTTTGGCTTCGGTGACGGTCGTTATGTTTTTTATCAAAAAAATCCCTTACAGGGTTCAAGAAGTGTTTGGACAAATTCCGGGTTAGGCCAAGGTGTTATTTCTTGTACGTTTATTGAAGGCGTTGATAAAGATAATCCAATCACGACCACTTTAGGCGGAGGCGGTCAGCAATGGGATGTTCACGAAAAATCTTACCCTAACGCCGGTTATGGTAATCTGGTAATCGCTTTTACTTCCTATCGTGGCAGTTTAGTTGTCACTTCACCGAATTCAACCATTATCAGTCAAAGAGTTGGCACTCAATATATGGGTGGTTCATATTTTGGCTCAGAGGCTTATCGAGTAAGCGACGGTTCCGGTCTTGATACTTTTAATATCAATACTTTCTCTGGCTGGTCACAATATTCAGATTGGTATTTCTTAGAATTAAACGACATTGCCCCTCTTCCTCCTTGCGAGTCTTACAATTATTCTGATTGGGGTAATTGTGGCGAAAACAGTAGACAATACAGAACTATTTTAAGCTCAACTCCAACCGCTTGCAACTACACTGATATGCAAAGTGCCGCTCCTGTCTTAGGACAAGATTGTGTTTACACCGCACCAGTTTATCCCGATGTCTCATTACCGTTTACCATTGTGTCACCGTTTACTTTTTCGTTTAATTCCACGGCGAAAGTTAATTACACTTACGACACTAATGCTTTTACGCCTTATGATTACATTGAAGTAAGACAAGTTAGTTCCGACTGGGCGACTTCAACTTTTATTTCCACCTCTTCACCGGTGGCTAATGATTTTTTACACGACGGCCACTCTTACTTTTTGCTGCCAGGCAATCCAGAAATTAGAGGTCGTTATAATTATGAAGTGACTGGTTATTTTGCTCCTTACTATTTACCAGGTGTCGGTGATGTGCCGGCCGCCTCTTCAATCCCCGCAGTGTTTTCTGTTTATTGGCGAGAAACCGAAGTACCAACCGCTCAAGACATCATTGATTACGAGCATACTTTATCAACGGAATTTTCTCACGGTGTTTTATATGAAACATCTTGCACTAACGAAGAATGGGCGACCCCTGACCCGCAAGTTGATTTCGGTTTTGGTGTTTGGACCTTTCCTGCTTTAAATATGACGAGACTTCACTGTGCGGCCGAACTCGCCGCTTTAGAACTTAGCACGGCAGTTATTGATAAGATGACGGGCTACTTCACTAAAGTATCTAATATGTTAAAAAACGTTTTTCCGTTTAACATCTATTCCAATTTAAGTGAGTCTTGGATTAATTCTAAATACACCGAAGTGTTACCGGAATTATCTTTCTTGTCACCCGTTAACGGTAATTTAAGTGTTCAAATACCTAATGGGACAGTCGGCTCATCCACGCCATTTGTTCTTTGGGGTTCGGGAATTTTTACCTCACCGACAACTTTAGGAGCGGACAATGCCAATAAGGCCAGTCAATTATTTGGGGCGATACGTACAATTATCAAATGGGCTCTTTGGGGTTTGTTTGGTTTTTGGGTCGTGCGTAACGGCCAAGCGTTTGTTAAAAAAATGACAGGTGGCGAATAAATAAAATTATATGAATAGTGCAATTCAATTTTTCAAAGTTATTTTAGTTTCAGCTTTTTTAGGTGGTTTACTTTACGCCATCGGACAAGCGGTTAATAAGCTTATACCTTGGGAATACATTACGATTTTTTTCGGGATGTTAAGACAGTGGTCAAGCTTAATCGATTTTATTTTTCCCACCGATACGCTCTGGCAAATTGTGGGACTGATATTTTCTATCTATCCGTTTATCTGGTCGATTATGGCGATTAAAATTTTAATTAACAATTCTGGTTTAAGAGAATAAATATATGTCACTCGACGGCTCAAAATTTAAATTAATTACTGGACTTCCTGGTAGTGGTAAATCACTACTAATGGCGACTTTCGTTTATCCCTATTTAATTGCCGGTTATCAAGTCTATTCCAATATCTGGCTTAACTGGAAACGGAGCGATGGAGTTGGTGAATGGGATACGGAAATAAATAATCTTCATTACTATCAAGAAATGGAAGATATTACCGATGTTAGAAATTGTATTGTCTTATGTGATGAAATCGCCGAGCCGCTTGATCCTAGAAATTGGGAAAATGAAGGTTCGGGCGTGAGACGATTTTTTCAGCAACACCGACATCATCATATTGATATTTTCGGCACCACGCAAAATATAACATTGGTCGCTAAAAGTGCTCGTATTGTAGTTGATGAATGGACTGATTGTTTTAGGATTTTAAAGTTTGTTCCTGGCGTAATTGTTTTGCGTGAGCGTTCTATCGACCGGGGTCAAATGCTTAAAGAAGAACCGGAACCGCAAGACAATGGTTTCTTTTCCTGGTTATCGGAAATAAGAGGTTTTGTTAAATCAAAATTGGTTTATAAAAAATGGAGCGAATACAAAGAAGAACTCGACCATAAATTTTGTGAGAAGTGTCACGAACGGCAAGATTATCAGTTAGATAAATGCCCTAAATGTAATCACAACTTAGTAATTAAAGCCTCGGGAATTTATGATAGTTGTTACGATATCAAACTTAGACCTAAAAAACATTATTGGAAGCCGGTGAGTATTTGTGACGATTGCGGTCACGAAGAACGAGGTGGATATAAAGGCAGAATTACCGAAGAAGAATTTTTAAAGCAGCAGTCTTTAACAATTCGTAAATAGTCTATACAAAAAAAGGAGTCAACCCCGAAGGGTCAACTCCTTAGCTTGTTTAAGCTTGAGGCTCAACTTGCTTGTCAAAGAAAAGATAAATAGTTTTAAGTCTCTTTTCTATGACTGTTCCAGTTTTCTTGTCCTTCTTCTCGACAACGATGAAAGACCTGATGGCTTTTTCATCCTTACGGACGACACAACCGTTTTTAAGCCACCCTTTGAAGGTTAAGCAATTCTCATACGGATTATAACGCTTAGCTTCATCTTCACCCCAGCGTTTAGCGATTTCCCGACGAACGAGAGTTGAAGTGTTTTCCGAACCTGTCCAGTTTGATTTGACTGATATAGTCATAAAATTAAAATGTGACGACTGATTTTTAAATAGCCTGATAACGTCGCCTTAGATTATCTATCGGCCACGAAATGAGACAACGGCTGATTGCTTGCGACGGTCAAGGTGGAGACTTGTACTACCTTGATGGTTGATAAGCTGACGTTATAATGAGAGACCACAGATAGACAATTTCCCCCGTTTTCTAAATTTTAAGTCGACCGTCCGATGTTTTCGTTTTTTTATTTTTTTGGCTGATCCCTGTGGGGAGCCGAAAAAATAAAAATGGCTCCGGACGGTAAATGAGATTTTAGACAAGACGGCCCCGCTATATTAATTAACTTGACTATACGCACACACCTAGCCGTCATTACGAAAATTACATAAAAAATATGATATATAAAAACATTAGAAAAGAATTTGAATACATTATTTGGCTCCGAGAAAGAATAAAAACTCTTAGTTTCGGAATTAGTCGAAAAATAAAGACTGATTCAACTACTGATTTCGAATTACTAACTCGTAAACTTAATTCATATCAACAGGAATTTAATCTTGTCGTTGACGAGTTAACTTCCCTATTAAAAGATGGCAACCTACTGGCAAAAATTGATAATATCGGGCAAGAAAGCGGAGCTCTATCAATACGAGACGCCTATTCATGCTGGCCAAAAAAAGAAGACAAAGAAAAAGATACACAGGCGCACGAAGGAAGAAGTAATGGCGGAAGTGAAAGTCAACGAAGACAGTGCTTTTCAAATCGAAGTAATGAGGGACTTTTCTCTGCGTCGCACGAGAGCGAGGATTGTCCGCTTGATTGATTCTAATCCCGATCTAAAAGTATTTATCACTCTAACTTTTAACCACGATGTCCCGGGATTAAAAGAAGCTAACCCGATATTTAACAAATTCATTAAAAGATTAAAAAGAAAGAGACCGGATTTAAAATATGTGGCCGTACCAGAATTTCAAAAAGATACCGATTTCTATGGAAGAAAAAAAATTAACGGCGGCTCAGTCCATTATCACATCTTAGTAAACTTTGAAATGGCTTCTAGCGAATTAGAGGCACTATGGAAGGATGGCTTTGTAAAAATAAATCGAGTTAGACATATTAATCATATGGGGCTCTATGTTTCTAAATACGTCGGTAAGAATTTATTTGATATTCGTTATTTCGGAATGCGTAAAGTTCTCTCTTCTAAAAATCTTGAGCAACCCATTGTAATTACAGTATTTAAAGAAGTAAAAGAATTTATCACCAATGCCATTGGCAATATTCCACCGCTGTTTGAAAAAAGTTATCGTTCTGATTGGTTGGGCGTGATTCGTTATCGTTTATACGGCTCCTAAATTTATCCTTTGAAAATAAACATATTTCCCAAGCTAGTATGGAAATTACACCTAGCTTCATGAAAGAGTTCAAGAAGCTTTATCAGAAGATCTTTAAAATCGAAATAAGCGACCAAGAGGCCTATGAACAGGCTTCCGATTTACTATGGTTAGTTGCAAAAACTTATAAGCCAATGACTAAATCACAATACCGTCAATATTACAGTGTCTTGAAAAAATCGTGATATGTAGTATTATGTGGATAGCATCTAACTAAATAACATCCGCCAAAGGATTTTTTATACTCTTCCCCAAAAAGGGACAGTTCTGCTGACGAGTATTGCCTTTGGCGATATTTAGTTAGATGCTCAGGACTGCCCCTTTTTGTTATCTAAAACATAATTATATGAACAGTGAAACTCCAATTAAATACTTTGCCTATGTCCGCAAATCAACTGAGGGCGACGAAAGACAGGCCTTATCTATTGAAAGCCAAATGGATAAAGTTAGAGAGTTTTTTGGTGGCCTAGAAATTGTTGAAGTGCTTGAAGAAAAACATAGCGCTTTTTCGCCATATAATCGACCAGTTTTTGCTGAGATGATTAAAAGAATTAGGAAAGGCGAAGCTCGTGGCATTATTGCCTGGCATCCTGATAGACTATCTCGTAATGAAATAGACGCTTCAACGATTACTTATCTAGTGCGAACTGGTATTATTCACGATCTAAAATTTGCTTCATATAATTTTGATAATTCTCCGGAAGGAATAATGATGTTGCAATTAGCCTTAAGCCAATCGCAATATTTTTCGTCTAAACTAGGCAAAGATGTAAAGCGTGGTTTAGAGAAGAAAGTCTCACTCGGATGGCTTCCTGGTGTTGCTCCTGAAGGCTATTTAAACGATGTAAGGCTCGAGAAAGGCCAACGCACACTTATTACTGATAAGAAGCGAGCGCCTATTCTACGGAAGGCTTTTGAGCTATTTTTGACTGGTAATTATACCGCTCAAGAAGTGCTTAATAAGCTGAATAACGAATGGGAATATACGACGAGATCCAAGGCTAAAACTGGAGGTGGGTCGTTAGCTCGCAGTACTTGGTATAAAATGCTAACCAGTCCCTTTTATACTGGAATAATTACCTATAACGGCAAAGAAAGCCCGGGCAAACATAAACCGATAATTAGCCTTGATGAGTTTAATCGAATTCAAGAATTATTAGGATTAAGGGGTTGTAAAAGAAATATAAAGAAATTAGATTTTATGTATTCCGGCACGTTTACCTGTGGCTTTTGTGGTTGTGCTATTACGGCCGAACGAAAAACAAAATATCTAAAAGAGGCTAATGAAGTAAAAAGTTATCAGTATTATCACTGCACTCATAAACGAAAACAAGCCAACTGCAAAGAAGGCTCAATGGAGCAAGAGGAATTAGAAAAACAAGTTAAGCGTGAATTAAAAAAACTGGAAATGCATCCCCAGTTTTTAAGCTTAGCGTTAGATTATTTAGATAAAAACAAAAAAGAAGAATCGAAAGCAGATAAAACAATTAAAATAGATATAAAACAAAATACTCAAGATTTAGAAAATCAGTTATCTGAGTTAAACAGTATGCGAATGAAAAAAATGATTGATGATACTGACTACCTTATTGAGCGAACAAAATTAAAAGTTGAAATTGATAAATTAAACCAAGATAATATTAAAATAAAGCCTAGCCAGGCCGAACTAGTAGAGCTTACCAAAGAAAATTTTATTTTCTGTGCTCAAGCCCGAAAGGAGTTTGATAAAGGCGATAAAGAAACCCGAAATGGCATCATTAAAAAATTAGGTTCGAACCAAGCAATAATTGGCAAAAACATTAACATTTCTTATCATAATTGGCTTATTCCACTCAAAAATAACATCGAAAAATTTAACACCGAATTGACAAGGTTAGAACCGCCAGAATTAGGCGAATATCAAAGAAAAAACGAGGCTTTAACCTCGCTTAATCTACGTTGGCTCCCAGGGTCGGATTCGAACCGACGACCAATTGGTTACACTTATCCTATAGTTTCCTAAAGGGGTGGACTATATCATCATCCAAACTTTTGGATGCAAGGCGCTTCGGGCCGTCTCCGTGACGGACCTACTCCCTTTCGGGATAGTCTCTGAACCTTCCCTGACCTTCAGGGCTTGGCTGCTGATTACCATATCTTTTCAGATTTAGGCTTCCAGACAATTCACCTTGTTTTCGATACTGATTACTCAGTAAAGCTGCGTTAGAACTAATGTGTTCACAGCCAACTGCGCTACCGCTGCGCTACCTGGGAATATTAGGTTTTACTTCAAAAAACAAAAATGTTTAGAAAACATTTTGTAACTCTATTTTAGCAGAATAGACGCTAATGTCAACAACAGTAGAAAAACACCGTTAAACGAGAAGCTTTTACTATTTTAAATAATCTCTTTTTTTATAAAAAATCCCCCGAAATCTAAGAAATTGCTTTCAAAGAACCCGAGGGAATAAACTGTTAACCCTACAAGAGCTTAAATTGTTGTGGAACAAACACCCGAACCTTGCGATTACCAGGATGAGCATTATTGGCATAAGACAAGTCTTGAAGGCTAAAATCAAACTTTCCTGGCCCTTTCACCATTACTCTGAGAACAAATAGATTATCGACACACATATTGGAACATTCATCTTTCCTGGTCAAGAAAAGATTACCGTATCCGCCTGGATTTAGATGTTTAAAATGAAAGGAGCAAATATCCATTATCTGCTTTTGCGTTAACCAAACTTTTTCCAAAATACCTGGTTCTGCGGAAAAAGAATTAAATATCCTTACTGCTATCTCTTTTTCTGTCAGTTCATAGGCCGAGGCTCTTATCGCTGAATGCTTTTGACCTCGGACATTTAAATTCTTTTCTACATCGGAAAAGTTATCGGTAAATTTTAGCCGACCATCTAAAAACAGTTCTCCGTCGGAACGGCCCAACCTTAAATTACTCGCTTCATCGATAATATACAAACATGAAGTGGCCGGAATAAGCTGCCGCGGAGTAGCTGGCAATTTTGGTCCAAACGTTCCTTCATTAATCGCTTGAAGCGCCTTGATAACCAAGTCTGGATTTAGCGGACTTCCATTTTTCAAATAAAGCTGTCGCTTTATATCAAGCATCTTTTTGTCGATGCTAACATGCTGATCGCCTGTGACAAGAAACTTTTGTTTTGCCATGACAATTAAATTTTGATGTTAAAGAATTAATCTGCACTTTACCTAGCAGATTTAGGTAATACTTATAAATAAAGTATCATATTATTTAATCACGAAAATTGTTTCGTGTCAACAACAAAAAATAACCATATCTCTTTATTTTCCTCCAATTTATTGATAAACTAATTAAACATTAAATTAATTAAATATACTATGTCTAAACAAAAAGTGCTTTGGCTGAGTTTGCTAATTATTGCCGTAACCATCGCCTCATTTTTATTTTACGAACACTATAAATACGTCGCTCCCGATGATTTTAGTCCAGTGCCATTGGCTGAACTAAGTAATGAGCCTAATAATGAACCTAATATTGATTTTACCCCTTCTTATCAAGAAGTCAAAGTACCGCTAGCTCAAGTGCCCAATTATCAAGCGATTAAAGATAGGTATAATTTAAATTTAACCGTGGCTCAAGAAAAAGCCTTAGACGCTAATCGTTTCTTGCTAATTGATCAAAGCCAGATTCCTTTCTTTAAAACGGGTCTGAATTTTGACCAATGGTTAGTCGATGCTGATTCGATGGGCGGTGGTTCTATTTATAACCGTGTCCCTGAAGATGCTTTGCTGGTCACCCCAGACACCATTCTTCATACTTATCATAAATATTTTGAACTTACTTTGGAAGAACTGGAACAACATGACCTAAGCCAAGCATTAGGTGATTTTTTAAACGGCTTACATACTAATCTAGCTACAGCGACTAAAACCAGTCAAGGCGACCTTAAAGTTCGTTACCAAAACTTAGAAGCGCAAATCGTTTTAGCTAGAGTTTTATTTGAAAATAAAAACATAGCTAAACCTAGTTATTTTAATAATCCTGAAGAAGAAGCGAAATATACTAAAGATGACGAAACAATTGATTCTTTAGATAATGCTAATAAAATTTTAGCTAAATATTCCAGTGATTTAACACCGGAATTAATTACTTCAATTAAAAGTGATTTAACGGAAATTTATGCTGCTAAAAATATTGGCGCTTCCCCACTTTTCATCCAATATGATGACAAGTTAAAAACTGATTACACTCAATTTACCCCTCGCAGCCATTACACTAAAAATTCTACCCTGAGAGCTTATTTTAGAACCATGATGTATCTTGGTCGTAGCAGTTATTTATTAAACAGTGATTTAGGTTTGGCGGATACTAATTTACTGGTTAAACAAATGACCGGCTCTCCTTTAGAAGCTTGGAACCGAATTACTAGTGTGACTAATTTTTATGCCGGAACTAGTGATGACTTAACTTACACTGACTGGTTAAATTTTGAAAATAGTACTATTGGCACTAATAATTCCGATGCCGACTTAATCTCCCCAGCTACTATTGCTAAATTAAAAGCTAATTTTGATAAACTTAAACAACCAAGAATTTTATCCGATGTAATTATTGATGATAATATTGCCAGTCGTGATAAAGCCAGCTTACTTAATGAATCTTTATCGTTTCGCATTTTCGGTCAAAAGTTTTCCTTTGACGCTTCAATCTTAAATGACTTAACCGCTGGTCAAGAAAAAACTGAACCTAAGTTACCTTCAATGCCTTCGGCTTTATTTATTCCGACTGTTTTAGGAGATCAAAGAGCCAGCCATTATGTTGAGCAATTCTTAGCTTCACTTAGTTTTAGCACCAGTGAAGTTGCTAATTTCATGTCTAAGTTAGGACAAGAGAAAACCGCTATCACTACCGTTACTGAAACCGACTGGTATAATTCCCTAAGCAGTTCCTGGCTTTATGTTTTAGGTTCTCTAACTCATAACTACGGTCCTAATTATCCGCTATACATGCAATCCCAGTCATTCCTGGATAAACAGATTCAAACTTTCTTAGGTTCTTACGCCGAACTAAAACATGATACCATTTTATACGCTAAACAAAGTTACGCTGAGATGGGGGCTGGTGGCGACGAACGTCCAATTCCACCAGTGGTTAAAGGTTTTGTTGAACCTAATTTAGAATTCTGGAATCGCTTTACTAAATTGCTTGATCGCACTGATAAGTTGTTTACTGACAATAATTTATTTGCAGACCAAGGTGCTAAAGACCGCTTAACTCAATTTAAAACTATCACTGCTCTTTATACTAAAATTGCCGAACAAGAATTACGTAACCAAACTGTAAGCGATGATGATTATGAAACTTTACGCATCACTAAATTAGCTTTTATGGCTCAACCTTTTGAGGCGGTTGATCCCACTGAAACTTCTGGACAAACGTCTTTAATTGCTGATATTCACACCGATATGTTAAGTGGCCAAATTCTTTATGAAGCAACCGCTAAACCATATTTCATGTTAGCTATTGTTGGTAACGAAAATTCACCACGCGTTGTGGCTGGTTTAACTTATAACCATTATGAACTAACTGATAAAATCGGTGAGCGTTTAACCGATGAAAATTGGCGCAATCGGGTTTATACTGACAACAGTTTACTACCCGCCAAAAATTTCTGGTATAGTTCTCTGCTCTTAAAATGA